TACAAGACTTTATTATGAAATTAGAAAACAAAACCCCAAACCATAAATGGAAATCAGATAAACTTAATATTTTGATTCCAATGGCAGGTGCAGGGTCTAGGTTTGAGAAAGCCGGTTACACATTCCCAAAACCTTTAATTGATGTTAAAGGTAAACCTATGATTCAAGTTGTAGTAGAAAATCTAAACATGGACGCTAACTACCACTTTATTGTACAAGAATCTCATTTACAAAAGTATAATTTAGATCAAATGTTAAAACTTATTACACCTAAAAGCACTTGCATTGCTATTAACGGTATGACAGAGGGAGCTGCATGTACAACTTTAAAAGCAGAACAATATATTAATAATGACAATCCTCTTATTATTGCTAATTCAGATCAGTTTGTAGAATGGCAAAGTGATGAGTTTATGTATAACATGATTACAAGTAATGTTGATGCTGGTATATTAACTTTTAAAGCTACACACCCTAAATGGAGTTTTGCTAAAGTAGATGATAATGGGTTTGTTACTGAAGTAGCTGAAAAGAAACCTATTAGTGATATTGCTACTGTAGGTATATACTATTGGAAAAAGGGTAGTGATTACGTAAAGTACGCAAAACAAATGATTGAAAAGAATATAAGAGTCAATAATGAGTTTTATGTATGCCCTGTATTCAATGAAGCAATACAAGATAGCAAAAAGGTAAAGGTGTTCAACATTGATAAAATGTGGGGCATTGGTACTCCGGAAGATTTAACCGTATTTTTAAACAATGCTAATTATATCCCATAGAGGCAATTTAGAAGGCCCACAACCTGAGCTAGAAAATAACCCTGAACATATTAAAGAGGTACTTAAAAAGTATCACTGTGAAGTAGATGTCTGGAAAAAAGGCGATTGGTTTTTCTTAGGCCATGATCAAGGGCAATACTGTGTGTATGAAGACTTTTTTAAACATCCAAGGTTATGGTGTCATGCTAAAAACCTTGAAGCATTTGAGTGGCTATTAAAGAAAAAGGTTAAATGCTTTTACCACAATACTGATGATTACACACTGACAAGTAATGGATATATTTGGACTTTTCCAGACAAGCCAGTTTCAAAGAAATGTATTATAGTTGACAAGAGTAAGGATTGGAAAAAGAAAAACTATAATTGTCATGGTGTTTGTGTTGATTATGTATAGGAACCATATTACAATCGTAGTATGATTATTAACGATATTCCTGTATACGACGGCTTATTAATTCATAAACGTTTTGCTTATAACTATTTCAGAAAGAAAACCTTACCTATTGGTAACATTGTAGCATTTAGAGCTCCAATGAATGTCCAAGCAGAGGGTATGATTGATAGTGAAGATGTATTGCAAAACGATTATATCTATAGTGATGATGCAATTAACTTCTGTTGGGAAATACCTAACTTAGATCCATTTGGTGCAGTTGCATATCAAAGACTTTTTAATACGCAAATTGCTATGATTTTATCAAATCGTTATCTTAAGAAGCCAATTGAGGTAGATGGTGATGATTTTATGGTACATGACCAGTTTGAAGGTAGTGATGGTGCATTGCAAAAGGTAGGTAAGTGCAGTGTAAGTATCACGTACTCAAAAGATAATGTAGCAATTGGCCATACCGGTATTAATGTTAATGCAGGACGTAAAGCACCAGCATTTGCATATAGTACCAAATTAACTGATGAACAAGCAACTCAATTTATGAAAGATGTTATTGATTTGTTTTATGCATTAAATGATGACCTCTTTATAGCTACGACAAAAGTTATTACTTGATGACAATATTTGATTATTTAAATTCTATACTGTTTAGTAAGAAGAAGATAGAGCTGAACTGTGATGACGAGTCACAGTTCAGTATTTTTATGGTTAATAGATGGAGTTCTTTTTATTCAAAAGATGCTGCAATTTATATTAACCAAACTACTAATACGTATGCAAATTTATTTAACAGTAAACAAGAACAGTATGATATGTTGCATCACGTACTTCCTAGACTAAAGTACAAACGTCTAGATTACGTGAAAAAGGTTAAGAAAGAGGACGCAGAAAAAGATAAACCTTTGATACCGGAGTTTATGAGCCAAAGAGAGTACCTCCATAACGTTGAATTAGAGAAACTCATAGCTAAATAAAATTATATGAGCGGACAAGTATCAATTGATAAATTAGCAACGAAGAGAAGTTTAATAGACTTAGATAGCTACGGTAAGGGTAATTTTGGTCTTGGTGACGACTTTATCTTATCTAAACTATTTGATGATATTATTTTAGTAGAATTTATTGATGAAGTAAATGATAACTCTGGCGATGCTATTAAAAGAAATGGTATCTTCGTACCAACCAATGCTCTTATTAAAGCATGGAGAAAAGCTCAAGTAGTATTAACCGGTCCAAGTGTAACACAATGTAAAGTAGGTGATATTGTTATATTTCCAAACGATAAAGGTGCAGCAGTATCTAACATTGAAGTTGATGGGCATGGTAAACTAAAGAAAGGTGTATTCTTAAACGAACTTAGAATCTTCGGTGTATGTAAAAAGGTAAAACAAGAATCAATTGCAGAAAACGTAGAATTAATTAATGAAGACAACGTTGCCCAACCTGAAAAACCTACTAAGTCAAAACGTGTGTGAAATAGTGTTTGCTAGACGCAGACCTAAGCCAGATAAACCACCAGTAAGACGTATGCTTTGTACTTTAGATGATAACATTCTAAATAGTACAAACGGAAGATTGTCTTTAAACTATAAACCACCAGGAGGTGCTATGCCATATAATCCAGAAACTAAAAACTTATTATTAGTATGGGATATATTCATGCAAGATTGGAGAATGGTGAATATGGACGCTTGTGATTTAGTAAACACAATACCGGAAAACGAATTTTGGAATTATTTTAACAATACTCTTTTGAAGATGTCTCCTCAACAAAAGATGACTTACATGGACTCATGATCGATAAAACAGAAAAAATGATCAACAATTTCCTGCAAAGGAATATAGTTTTTTACATTAACAGTGAAAAACCGATGAAGTCCGGTAAGCTTTTAATCTTCAAGTTTAAAGATTTTTATTTTAATTTTATTATTAAATCTGATAACGTTACAAAAACGTTTGAAATTCCATACCCTTTTAAAGTAGAAGAAGGTCCTAATTGTTTAAAGTTTTCATATACAATGGAAGATTTTTCTCAAAAGAATATAGATTTGCTTATTAAAGCAAAGTTACTCAAACCTAAAAAAAGAAATAAATTATACAACTCTACAGTTGTTTTATCTGCACTTAACTAATATAATTAGGGGTGTACAGTCGATTCCTTACCAAATTTCCAGATGGCTACAATCCTAGTAGTCAGCAAATTGACCTTATTAAGCGTATAGAGGATGCTTATGCAAAAGGTTACAAATACGTTATATGTACTGCACCTACAGGGTCAGGTAAAAGCTTTATATCAAAGACTTTAGGTAACGTTTCAAATAAATGTACTGATGAGTTTAAAAGGCTTATTACCTCTTACGATGCCTTTAAACAGGACTATGTTGGTAATCACGTACATGAAATAGATTGCTTAAAAGAACCTAGCCACGGTACTTTTGCACTTACTATTACTAAATCATTGCAAGATCAGTATAAGCAATTGTTTGACGACTCTTCGACACTCAAAGGTAAAAGTAATTACCAGTGTGAGGTTAATACTGACGTGGACGTTGAGAATGCACCGTGTCTACTATTGCCAAAGTTAAAAGAAGAGTGTTGGTCAACTAATAAGTGCCCGTATTATAATGCTCGTAACAAAGCATTAATTGATCAGTTTAGTATTCTAAACTATAAGATGTTTCTATCTTTACCAGGACATGTAAAACGTAAAAATTTTATTGTATGTGATGAAGCATCTGAATTAGAGGATGAACTTGTAAAACACTTCTCGGTATTTGTTGAGCCTGAAAGGTTTAAGTTATTAGGGGTTAAAATACCTTTACTTTATTCAGAAGATATGCAACATGTACGTACCTGGCTTACAACATTAATGGCGACGTTAGGTGAACATATTGATTCATTAACTTCAAAGCATAATCATAAAAATGCTACATTAAACATTAATGATAAAATAAAATTAAATTATTTTAAGAACTTTCACCGTACATTAAACTTAATTGACAGTACATGGGAAAATTGTGAGTATGTGGTACAGCGTGAAAAGAGTACAGTAAGAATAACCCCCTTACGTGTAGATGTTTTATCAAAGTACGTATTTGACTATGCTGAAAATGTTTTGTTAATGTCAGCTACAATTGTTGACCATAAAAACTTTGCAAAAACTTTAGGTATTGATCAATACAAATATATTGAGGTAGATAGTACCTTTGATAGTAAAAAAGCTCCTATATACGTTTCAAATGTAGGTAGACTTAATAAACAAAATATTGATAGAAATATGCCAAAGATAGCAAAAGTTATTAAAGACATTTGTGAATCTCACGGTAAAGAAAAAGGTATTATACATACACATACTTTAGATATTACCAAACAATTACAGAAACATTTAAAAGGGGATAGATACTTGTTTAGAGATAACGAATCTAAAAACGATAATATATTATCTAAACATTCCAAATCTAAAGAGCCTACTATTATAGTGAGCCCGTCAATGACGTTCGGTATTGACTTAAGAGATGATTTAGCAAGATTTCAAATAATAGTTAAAGCTGCTTATTTACCTTTGGGTGATAATAGAATAAAACGTTTGTTTGATGAAGATAAAGAATGGTATACTGATAAGATGCTCATTAATTTAGTACAAGCTTGTGGTAGAGGTATAAGAAGTAAGGACGATTATTGTACGACTTATATTATAGACCAAGCTATTACAGACGCTGTTATTGCTAACAGAGCTAAGTTACCAAAGTACTTCGTTGATAGATTTGCATAAATATAAATGTGCAGTCATTTAAACAACATCACACTCAAATGTTAGAAGAGGGTAAATTTGGTAACATACTAAAAGCAGCCACGTTAGCTACTATGGTTGGTTCTTCTGCCCCAGGTATGCCAACGCATGACAATAAAGTAGATACAAGCATACAACAAGCTGCAAACCCAACACCTAGTACTAGAGTAAGTAGTGAAGCTATTTTTAAACAATTAGTAAAACACGAAGGTTACAAAAAACATATATACAAAGATACAAAAGGAATACCTACCATTGGTATTGGTTTTAATTTAAACGATAAAAACAATCAGCGTATATTAGCTAAGTATGGGATTTCTAATCATGAATTGCATAACGGGTTAAGTGATATGGAAATTAGACAATTGTACAATGATACCGTACAGATTGCTATTAAAAATGCTAAACACTTTGCACCTAATTTTGATTCATTACCGAGCAACGCACAGTTAGCTTTAATTGATTTATCTTTCAATTTAGGTGCTAATAAACTAAATGAGTTTAAAAATTTAAAGCACGCTGTAGCAAATAAAAACTTTCATGCGGCAGCTGCAGCTTTAAAAGATAGCAAATGGTACCGTCAAGTCGGTAATAGGGGTATTGATTTAGTTAACCAACTTAAAAACGCTTCTTCTTAAGAATAGTTTTTTTACTTGCTTTAATATTTTTAGGTAACGTGCCTACAAATGTATTCATGTGAGTGTTTGTATCACCCCAAAAACCACTTGCAGCATCTGTTGTACCACTACTTTGATTATCACTATTAAACACATTGTTCATGTGTCCATGTGATTTTGATCTACGTGCTGTTATACGGCGTTTCGTATCAAACGGAACGCGAAAATCTTCATTTACTTTTTTTTTTAGGTTTAGCGCCTAAACCTTTATATCTATCACCGATTTTTTTAATGTATGGGTTTTTAGATAGACCAAGTTTGCTTTTTTCTTTTTCAGAAACTTTAGCATCTTTTTTCATTTCAGCTTTTACTTCAGCTTTTTCTAACCATTTAGGTTTATGAGCTTCTTTTAAGATTTCATTTACTATGGTATCAAACTTCATATAGTATTATTTATTATTAACATTAACGTTTATTATAAATCTTGCTCCAACAGTTGGAGATGTGCTGGTATGATACCTATTACCGTTAAAGATTAAAACTCTACCTTTTTTAGGCTTAACTCTGGCTAACTCTTTAAAGCCAAGTTTAGCAGGGTCTATATCTAAACCTTTAAATGGTACTTCTTCTGTTGTTTTATCAAACAATACCGTATCACCATCAGCATCATTTACATAGTATAGAAACACTGAGTGGGGTTCATCCAAATCTATATGTACACAATCATACTGTTTAATAAACTTTTTATCTAATGGTAATAAACAAAATCCTCTAGCTTGTAATACCTCATTATATTGTATGTTAGCTTTCTTAGCAATTTCTTCTATTAAAGGTACAACAACATCGGTATATACATCTTCTTTAACGTTTGTAAAATTATTGTAAAGAGGTAAACTAAATCCCATAGTACTATCATGCCTTACATCTTCCCTTCTAACTGAACAGACGTTAACACGAAAAGCCCAAGAATTTTGTTTAGTTATAGTTTCTTCAAGTAAGTCTTGAAAATTCTTCTTAACAACGTCATCAATGATGAGATATTCTTTACCGTCAAACATTATTTCTTTTTTCTAATATTGTCTGCAAACTGAGCACGCTTTCTTTCTAACTTGGTGCCTGTTTTTTCTAAACGTTTAAGTTCACTTACTGAAATTTTTTCGCCTTTCTTTTTATGTTCCTGTTTTCTAAGTGCACCTTTTTTGATGCCTTTAACTGCTTTTTTTACCCAGTTCTTTTTAGATTCATTTAAGATTTCGTCAACTAATGTATTGAATTTCATACTATTATTTATATAATCAAGTATGGTTAAAGTCTCAAGTAAAAAGGTTACATGTGTAGTTACAGGCAAGTCTACTGCTTACGCCGGTGAATACCTACAGAAAAAAATAGAAGAATACGGTGGTGAAACTTCTTTAGACAAATATTACGTTTGCAAAGAAGTTAGAGCGTTACTAAAAAAAGGGTATAAAGTTAACGACATACGTAAGATATTAGATGTGCCTGGAGATGTAGACCCGTTACCGGAAGATGTAATTAATGAAATAGAAAAAGATTATCAAAAGACGTCTTTTAAGGTAAATGACATAAGCAGTCAATCTTTAAGCACCATTACAAATTTAACTTACGATAAATCGGATGAAGACGTTGAATCCTTCATAAATGCATATATAATGAATAAGTCATGAAAGAGTCCCGCATCTTAACATTAAATTCAAATCATTCTATAGCTATAAAAAACTCCCGAACCGGTCAGACAATTAAGATACTAACCGTTGATGGTGAAATTATAGGAGGGCCTAGCGTATCTGGAGATACAGGTTACGTTAGTGTTAAAAAAGGTGGTGTAAACAAAACGTATGTATATGATATGACAAAAGGAACAGTTATAAAAATTTTTACTACATGATTGATATTGAAACAGTTAATAAACCAATTGATTATTCTGCTTATAATTTTGTAAGCAGTTTAAAAGAGTATCCTATTTTATTTTTAGGTTTCGTAATTAAAAACCAATATGATAACCTGAGAGTTAATATTGAAGAAAATTATAAGCCTATTAATTTGCTACATTTTAGCAAAGATAGGCAATCTGTTACCGCTCTCAAAGGTATTAAACTAATACCAAATAATAATGTAA